CACTTTGTTGATTTGGATCGATGCCACGCTTTGCGGTTCTTCATGCGGTCCCGTGCTTCTGCCATCTTCGCCACGATCATCGCCTTTTCCCAATCAGCGATACACGCAAGCAACTGCCTGATCAGCTTTTGAGTGGGGTTCTCATCGTTGACGAAGTAAGTAGGATCATCCACCGGGATCAATTGAATCCCACATTTCTCAGAGAGATACCGATAACCGACTTCAGCTACACCAACGTCACGGGAGAATCGAGTCACGTTCTCGATTAAGATCATTGTGACATCGTTCTCTTTGCAGAATTTGAGTAGCTCAACGAATGCAGGGCGGGACTCAATGAATGCATTCCCGCTGATACCTTTGTCCCAAAAGACCGTGTCATCATCACCGTCTAAGAGGATCTCGATCTCATTCTCTTCAGCGAATCGAGAACAGGCATGAACCTGACGATCAAGAGAATCCCCGGTTGTGTTTGTCAAGGATGATGTCCTTGCGTAGATTACTGCTTTGCTCACGCTAATCCTTTCAGTAGTTTGATTGAGGTTTCTAAAGCATCGACTTTACCTTGCTGATACCACGCTTCTTCAGCATCTTCTTCGTCCATATCCTTGACGATCTTTGCAGAGATATTCTTCTCATACTGTAAGTATGAAATCGTATCGATTAGGTTCAGCTTTCTTAGTTGACGATTGAAGTATTCGTCTTTGCGGAATTGTTCTAGTTCAGATTGAGTCATTTCAGTTTTTCCTTAATTCATGTTTCTCAAGTGTATGTTCGATTTCACTTATGATCGGACCTCTGACTTCATCCCAAAGTAAATCATAGTTCTCATCATTGTTTTTGATACCGAACACTTTTTCGTTTGACTGCATAACGATGCTAAAAATATCATCGAGTAAATCGACTGCATTTTGTTCTTCCGAATACATCTCACTCATCTTCATCCTCATCTTCCAAATCAGAAAAATTTTCAGACCCGACTGATATGTTGATAAACATGCCCATGCCATCGACATCGGCTTCCCAATTAAAGTTTGATTTAAGTTTGAGTTTTAAAAACTCATCTAATTCTTTTTGAAAGTTTTCAATAGTAATCATTGATTCCTTAATTGAAGTGAGGACAGACAGGAAACAGTCCAAGGAGAAGAACCGTTTTATGATCCCCACAATCAACCTGTCTGTTAAATTAAGATGTAGCGTACGCTACTGTGAACTAACGCTTATTGATTAAGCGAACGAAGATATTACTAGGGGGAGTATCAAAGTACTTGAGTAGTGCGGGACACAACCAAGCTTTAAGTGGCTGATCGTAATCACTATGCTCAAGAGTATACCAGTTACCGCCGAACTCAGGTTCCTGAAGATTTAGTTCGTATCTCCAACCGGGGAACTCGTTATCAGAAAAGATGATTGCAAAGTCTTTACTGATCTCGCAATCATCTCTCATCTTATCGATTGCATATGTTGCCGATTCCACAAAGGGTTCTTTTTGTAAACCTCTTGCTTCATCATCGAATGCATACAAACCAATCGGAAGTTTGTACGGTTCGATTATATTAATCGCATTGCTCATATTCATTTAATCCTTCTTCTAATTTGTTTTGTTGCATCTTCATAAAACGGTGAAGCAACGTGATTGTGTAATTCAATGAATTAACTTCTTCAGTTAATCGTTCGATTGAATTAACGATTGAGTGAACATCATCGTGATCCATGATTAGTTAGGTTCTAGGGTTATCAGATTCGACCTCTTCCTCTTCAGGGAGATCCTCGATGTTGTTGATGCTGATATCAGAATCATCGATATCAATCTCAACGTCATCGATCATGTAAGTTTCTCCGGGTTCAACAAACGGAAATTGAATCGATTCGTTGTACATCTCTTCAGCTTCTTCCCTGTCATCAGCTTCGATAGTTGCTTCATAATCAAAACGAGTACTGATTGAACCTTTGATTCTAAACTTAGGCATAGGCTTCCTTATGCAACGAGTTTTTGATTTGCATCCTGCGATTGCTTGATGCGCTTCACCTTAATTCTGCGAACCTCAAAGTACCGACCTTGTGAAGATCCGATTTGGACTTCATGTGGCATTGTCAGTTCGCCGTTTTGGATTCGGGCTAAACCCTCTTGTACATTTTTCGGTACAGGCTCATTCCCGTTCCTACGTTTCCACCACTGACCGACTTTGAACTTCGCACGTTTCGATTCAAATGCTACCCACTCACGGGCTTGGCACTTGTTTCCGAAATCATCAGTGCAGTGATAGGTTAGCTTCACTGTTTTGTTTCCAGTTGTGGGTTTGGTGTAGATTTCAGAATCCACTCTCTCCACATACATCCACATTGGAGTTGACAAAACATGTTGAAGTAATTCCGGTTGGGTCATGAGTTTCATCCCGCCCGTCATCGCAAACGGGGAACCGCACTCTTCACAATACTCAACCCTCATCGGGTTTTCATGACCGCAACCACTAATCTCAAGACCGTCAACCACTCGATCCTTGCAGAGTTTGAAAGGAACTTTTCCTGTACTAGGACCGGGACGTTTTACCCTGACGGCATCGATAGGACCGTGACGGGAGATGTTCTTACCGTAGTCTAGGATCAAAACATCGTCTTTACCTTCATGAAGTCTTAAACCACGACCACACATCTGAACGTAAAGACCGGGGCTTTTAGTGGGACGGGCAAGGATAACTGTATCGATATCCGTACAGTCGAATCCTTCAGTCAACACCGAAACATTGACTAGGCATTTGAATTCGGAATCGATGAAGTCTTTGATGTTTTTGTCCCGTGCATCACGCTCCATCATTGAGTGAACGGATCTTGAAGTAATACCCTTGTCGTTCAGCTTCTCAACAAAGTCCTCGCATTGACCAATCGATGAAGCAAAAAGAATCCACTTTTTTCGATCACCTGCATGATGAATACATTCATCGACTATCTGATCAAGTTCATCCTTGAAGATTCGCTCGATATCATTTGAATCAAAATCACCGTTTCGAACTTTTGCGGAACTAAAATCAATTTTGGTTTTAGCTTTGACTGAAGCAGGAGCGGTTAGATGACCTTCTTCGATGAGAAGCCTGATCGGGATATCGTGGGCAAGGTTGGTGAACAGTTCGCCGGGGCCATAGATCAAACCCTTGCCAAGTCTGAACGGAGTGGCTGATAATCCGATCACATGAGGACCGCCGTAGACACCGTCTATCTGACCTTGATCTTGAAGTAGCGTACGATACATAGTATCTGCTTTATCAGGGACACGGTGCGCTTCATCAACGATGATATGATCGAACTTACCCAACCCTTTGTTGGTTTTGTTGTAGATCGTACCAATCGATCCGCAGACTATGTCATGACCATCATACCAATGAAGATCGGGATCTTTCCTTGTTTCAGAACGCAATCCTGCGGAATAAATACCAATCGGTTGTTCGATGATTTTTTGCATCGTACGGGCGTTTTGCCTGACCAATTCTTTGACATGAGTCACAACAAGAATTCTTGAATCAGGTTTCAATGACTGTAGCGATGCGATAGTCCAACCGCCGATAATCGTTTTACCTGACCCCGTAGGTGCAGAAACTACAGGGTTCAGATGTTGGTTAGGATTAATCACAGAATTCACAATCGCATTGATTGAATCTGCTTGATAATCCCGTGGGTAAAAGTCGCTCATTAATTATCCTTTCTGTTCAGGTTCAGCTTTTACATTGTGAACTGAGCATGTCCACACGAGTTCAGGATCAACATCACCTTTCATCCAAAAGTGACCAAGACAATCGTTTGTCTCTTTATTCCACTCAGGACAGATGTATTTGACCTTGTTTTTGTTGGTAGGTTTTTTCTTTGGTTTCAGGTTTAATGTAACGTCAACATTCCAAGGTAATACCCAAGTCTTGGGCATATATTTGAATGCTAAGAGAAAACCCTGATCACCAATTTTCGGAGAGTCATCATCTTTGTGACCTTTGATGTAATGACTACACTTTCTTCCTGTTTTCTTACCGCCGGGAAGTGCAGTAGCAGAGGGAACCAAACCGACTGATTCCATTTTCTGCGCCCAGTTGGCAGTATGGTATCCATCTTTAACTTCCTTGCCTGATACCTCTGTAAAAATAGTGTGTTCCCAGTGGTGAACCATCTCGTGAACTAATGTTGCGAGAGTGTCGATCAGGGCAAGACCCCGATGAGTCCGATGATTTAAAGTAATATCAGGAATCTCTTGATATTCTTTTTTACCTTTAACTTTTCGATGCCAGTAAATATCAGACCCGACAGGATGATACACACCTAATGCGGAACGCTCTTTTTCGAAGCGAACCATGCAAGGGGGTAATTCGTTGTTAAATAAAACATGATTGAAGTAATCAAAGAATTTATTTAACTGAATTGCCTGCGGTGTCATTTCGCTAATATTCGAACCTGATGATTCAAACTTAACTTGAATCAACTTAGCGATCTCACGACACTTTTGACGGGTTACATCAGGTGCATTGAACTGACCTGCGAACTGAGCTTTGTTTTGCTTTACAACTTTAAGCTTTGTTTCAGGCTTTTTAGTTGTAGCTTTTTTGCGTGGCTTTTTAGCCGTAGGTTTCTTCGGTGTAGTTTTCTTCTCAGCTTTCTGCTTCGGGAGTTCCACAACCGTAGTGACTTTAGGTTCAGGTTCGATTGAAGAGGGTTGCTTTTTTTTGGTTTTCAACATTTGAGTCACATCGAATTTTTGAAGTGCTTCGCCCATCATGTTCCTTTTTGATTCGGTTGATTAAATGAGATCCGTTTAGATTTAAAAGTAACTCACAAAAATTAAGTGCTATCGTTGGGGGTTCACGCTGACCTTGTTCCCAATCCCTGACCGCCGATTTACTGACACCTAAAATTGAAGCTAATGTTTTTCTACTAACACCCAACTGTTCACGATAATTCCGGGTCATGATTTCACCTCGATGATTGTAAACCTGCGAAGGAACTCATCGAGATCCACGGTCCAAGTAGTGAAGGATGTTTTAGGTTGATCGACTTCGTTATAAATCGAGTAGTATTGCTGTTCAGTATTTAGCTGAACTCTAAACCGTTTACCCGTAGAGTTTTCTTCAGCAATGTAATTGCGGAATAAAGTATCGAAACGATTAACTTTGTTTTGATACTCATCGAGTAGGTATTTAAACCTGTTTTGTTTTGTATTCATTCATCCTCATCTTCTAATTTCTGCATTGCTAAAGCATCAATTTCATCAAGTAATTGAGCTAAAGTGCCTGTGTTGTCATATCCTAGTTCTTCTGCTGATTCTTGAATAAAATCCGTAGCGTGTAATATTTTGTTTAAATCCATTATCAATACTCCACTTTTTGTTTTCGAAGTTTTTTAACATCAATTTTTTTGTTACCTTTTTTCTTCTCAGAGAATCGAGTCATTCTAAGAAGTGCAACGTACGATTCAGTTTTCATACATCTCTCTCTTAATAAATTGTTCAATTGTTTTATGACCGTCATATAAACCTTGAGCATAAAGAAATGCTTCATGTAAGGTTTTACATGACTTAATTTTATCTGAAGTCCTTTTACATCCGAAGCTATGATATTTATAATCACTCTTCCAATAATCTATTGCTAATAAACGGCACACACATTCAATAAACTTTCTTTTTTCTCTAGTGCTTAACATTGCGATTTAAATGTAAGGGTTTAATTCGGGATGAACATCATAGTTAATTTGAAAATACCATTCGGTATCATCATTTGTGATTTGCATTGTCTTAAAACCCATTTGCTCCATTAAGTTAAAATACTTAATAGCAAAGTCGTCAAAACGATTAATATTATTTTCGAACTGAACATTATTGCCACCGCTCCAAATGTAACGATTGGTTTTTTCTAGTTCTGATATTTTCATTTTTTACCCTGAAAGAATTGAGATTGAATCAAAGATGTTTAAACCTTTCGCAAAAACTTTGTCACGTTTTGCATAGTCAACAATAGCTTTGCGATACCATCGCTTTGGTAATTGAGAAAAAGGTAATTGAACATCAACATAACTACCGTCTTTCAATTGACCGTGACAATAAGAAACATCATAAAAAGGAAAATCCCGATCAGTTAATAATCGCAACCTGATTATTCTTTTTAGATCAGGGTTTTTCCAACTAACATGTTGCTCTATGTTTTCAGTAACGTCCTCATGATAACCTTCAACCAAAGGATTAATTTCCATTGAATTCCTTTCGAATGCATTTGTTACAACAAGTTAAACCTTTTGATTCAAACTTAACTGACCTAGTTTCACCGCAAAAAAAACAAACTAACTTTTTTAAATGCCAATCGATTATTCTTTTCATAATTAAACCTGCTTGAATTTGTTGAGGATATGCTTTGCCCCGTGAACGGGAATGAAGATGTTTTTGGTTTGACCGTTACACCGCAAACATTGATCGCATTGAAGTGCTTTCCCGGCTTCTTCTGATGCAGGGCAAAGCATTTCATCTCTCAAAGGTTTCTCACCTTTTTGACCTACTCGATAAGTTTTGAAACCTAATTGATTTGCATTAGTTTTTTCTTCAATAGTTTCAACTGAAGCTTGAGTGACCGATTTCCAAAAATTTACATCAAGTGAATCGTTCGACCATTGATGAGTATAGCCAGTAAAGCCTGAAGAAAGACTTAACAACTTGCTCCAAACTTGAGTTGGCACAGCAAGCGGATCACCGTATGATCCTAATCGAATTAAACGGTTTTTGAATTTATTGATTGATCGAGAATTAAGATGATCGTAACCGCCTGCTTTATACTTTTTCCAAATGCCTGCAAAACTAGGCGGGAAAACGTAACAGGTTCGACCATTGTCACCGACTTGTTTTCTATGAACACAAGATCCGCAAATCGATTCATCTTGCCCGGAATTAATTGCATCTTGCGGATGAATATCAGACCGCATGATATAGGTTTGAATTAAGTTACCTGTTTTCCGATTAGTTGAATCAGGCAATGCGATCATTACAATTGGCATACCGTCCAACATACTTTTTCCTTCATATACAATCATAACTTTCCTTTTTTTAGTGGGGGTCAAAAAAGAATTAATGATTTAAATGCATCATAGGATGCATCAAACAAACTTATTTAAATTTGTTTAATGCACCGTACGGCGCACAATAATGATTAAATCGCCCTCTATCGATTTGCTGATCATTTTTAATTCAGCCGAAAACTTGTTTTTAAGTCTCACCAACTTAAAATGTTTTCTGTTTTTTTAGCGTTCGTTCGCCACCTGCTTGAATCCGATTCTATCGCCTGAGAGTCACTTACGATCCTGTCGCTCCGCTATCTCATTCCATCCAACCGTTAAGACCCAAACAACCACTTAGTCTACGCCTACGGGAACCTGATTTAATTTTAAAAGATCTGATTGACCGCCAGACTCTCACCCGAATAGCTCATCAATCGCATGGACAATATAGTTGCATACCTAGCGCAGGTTGTCAAAAAAAATGATTATCAATGATTTCATGCACATAGCTGGCGCATACCTTGCAAGCTTATGATTTTATTGGCGAAAAAAAGATTACCAATGATTTCAATACTTTATGCAATTAAATTTGCCTGATGCAGGCATTCCAACGGGTTTCGAGTTTGATTCTCAGCGCAATTTACCCTATATTGATCCGCATACCCGTTCCTATAAAGGCGAAGAAAAAGGCTCAAAATGATCCAATCTCAATTTCAGAAGCTTTTTCCAATCGAATCAAATCATGATTATAAGCGATTGGCAGAAATGGTTTCACTCGCTCCGATCACTATAAAAAAGATTTATGAGCGGAAAGTATTTCCGAAGGATGAAACGATTAGAAAACTAGCAATAATTGGTAACAATACTTTCAGGAATATTTATGAAAGTTTGCTTGATCACTTTAAAGACTCAGGGAATTTAGCTAATTGTGTTTCATGCGGTGATTTGTATTACAGGAAAAGAGATAATCAAACTGCTTGCGGTAAAGGATTGTGCCGATCTTATTCAAGTCAGAGATGGTACAAGCAAAAGAAAAAATTAAATGAAAAATTTAAATCTCATTTCTCATTTAATAAGTATGCTTCTAGAAAAAAAAGATTTAACGGTGAACCTGAAACGATTGAAGAATATTTAAAGAGAGGTGGAACCGTAACAAAATTAAAAGATGAGCCTGAAATATTATTGGAAATTGAGATGATGTTATGAAGAAAAGTGAAGAAAGAAAAGAGACTTTTGCGAATGCATATGCAGTATCAGAGAATGCAAATTCATCAGCAAAAATAGCAGGATATAATAACAATACTTCAGGCTCTCTATTAAGGCATAATGTTAATGTTCAAGAGCGCATACAAAACCTACGATTAGAGACTGAAGAAAATACTAAGGTAAGCTTACAATGGACTGTAGAAAAATATATCGAAATATTTGATCTTGCAAAAAAAGCAAAAGACTTTTCCTCTGCAAGACAATGCGTGGATTCAATCACTAAAGTAATGGACTATCTACCAAAAGATAAGCATACCACTAACAATTCAGCAATTAAGTTCGAAGTATTGCTTAAACAATTGGAATCAAACGATGCGAAAGTGATTGAACATGAACCTGATAACTAATACTCAAGATACTGTTATAAAAATGAATAAAAATACCTGTAAAAGGTACACGACCCCCCCCACCAACAACAACTAATGCATACATATATACACAGAGGAGGTAGGGGCATTTCTACCACAACCAAATCATGATCAGACCCACACTCAGCGACTTAGGCTATCAAGAAACCCGCAACCGGAAACCCTATCACCTCTATGAATGTTCCTGCGGCACTCGCAAACTCATTCAAAGACAGCGTGTCAGAAGCGGCGAAACGACTTCATGCGGATGTTGGGGTAGGTATCAGGGCATGAAGAACATCACACCGGGGAACTACGGGGCTAGAAAAAGGCCAAACAGCAAGCCTGCACACAACAAGGGCAAGATTTGTATTTATGAGAACAACATTACGTTCACCGGAAGACGTTATGTGACTCAAGAAGAACTCGCAGAGATGTGGAGTGACAGCGAATGATTGATCGAGAGACTTTTGAAGAGATTTGTCACGAGGAGAAGTTGAAGTTGTGGACCGATTGCGATGAAGCAATTGTCGGGATTGCAACGAAGCGGGATTCTTACAGTCAACCGCTTGTCGTTTATGATCGTGACAAGCTCGTTGAGAATTTCATGAAGAAGGACGGAATGACGTTCGATGAAGCGGAAGAGTGGGTTTCTTTTAATATTGAGGGAGCCTACATCGGAGAGACAACCCCTTTGATCTTAGAAAGGATAGACAATGAGCGAGAACCCGATTGACCCTAGAATCCCGCAGTTTGATCCGGTGAACAAACCGAAGCACTACATTGCGGGACGAAGGCATGAGCCACTTGATGTCATCAAAGATTGGCATCTTGATTATCATTTGGGATGTGCGCTCAAGTACATATCCCGTGCAGGTCGCAAAGGTGAGTTCAAGCAGGATATTGAAAAAGCGATCTTCTATTTGCAGGATCGTTTAAAACATCAGGATGTTTTGAATCGTACGGTAAAAACTGCGGCAAATCTTGAAGAAAGGTGGCCCGAATTGCGTTACATCGAGAAGGAACCGAAGGGGGATCTATGTCCGAAGTGTCGTATTTATCATATCGAAAAGCCGTGTCCGAAGAGTTTGACGGAGTTGCGAGGCGGTCAATAAAGCAACGTGAACAGCTTGAAGGCTATTTAAGGGATGCCAAGAAAGAAAGTACAGAGTCCACAGGAAGCGGAAGCGGCACTAGAGTATCTGAGAAGACTGAAGGCCGATAAGAATTTATTCTTTGAGCATTGTCTGAAGCTCAAGAATTTCGGTTCCGGGGAGTTGGTCCCGTTCAAGCTCAATGAGGTGCAGTTGATTCTGCATCATATGTGTGAGCAGATGCTTGAGGAAGAGGAGCATGTGCGGATCATTGTATTAAAGGCACGGCGTTTCGGGATTTCTTCATACGTTCAGGGACGGTTCTTTCATAATGTCGTGATGAATTTCAATAAGCTTTGTCAGATTGCAACGCATTCGAAGGGAGCCACGGATTCGATGTTTGCAATGACGAAGATCTTTGAAGAGAACTACCCGGAACAGATCAAGCCTTCGAAGCGTTATTCCGGGAAACGGGAGTTGGTCTTTGGTGCAGAGACAGGCGGTTTAAATTCGGAGTATTCGTTGTGTACCGTGGGCGGTAAAGAGGTGAGGGGATCACAGATTGATTTTCTTCATTGTTCGGAGGTCGCATCGTGGGGAGAGAACGGCGATGATTACTTTTTGGGGCTTCTCAATTGTGTGATTGCAGGCTACGGGACGGAGGTGATTGTGGAGTCTACGGCTTCGGGAGTCGGCGGTTTGTTTTATGACTTGTGGGTAGATGCGGTTGAGGGGAGTTCCGGGTTCAAGGATGCGTTTTTTCCGTGGTTTATTTATTCCTATTATCAGAAGGCGTTCAAATCGGAACAGGAGAAGCTTCGTTTTGAGAACAGTTTAGGAACAGAGAAGAGATACGGTGGAGAGGAGGAGAAGAAGCTTTTGGGTCACAAGGTGTCTTATGACATCGGGACAAGCACCCCGCTTGAGTTTGAAGTGACCCTAGAGAATTTACAGTGGAGAAGGACGTATATCGACACTCAGTGTCAGGGCGATTTATTGAAGTTTCATCAGGAGTATCCTTCCCATTGGCGGGAAGCGTTTGTTTCGACAGGAAGGTCGGTATTCAATTTAGAGTCATTGAACGAGTTAGTCTTGATGTCGGAGTCGAGATATCGAGAGAAGCCGCCTAGACGTTTCACGGTCCCGGTGAAGATATACAAGGATGACGGGATCGGGATGAAATACATCTTAGAGACAGATGAGAATCACACGGAGTTAGAGGTACACCGGGAGCCTGATCCTGCAAGACAGTATCGGATCGGAGCGGATGTCGCAGAAGGGATCGAGATCGGGCGGGATTCTGATTATTCCGTGGCAGTGGTTTTAGATGCAGAGACTTATGAAGAATGTGCGATGCTTCGGACCCGAATTGACCCGGATTTGTTTGCGTGGCAGTTGAAGACTTTGGGTCGATATTATGAAGATGCAATGATCCTTTGTGAGCGGAACAATCACGGTTTAGTAACGTTAAAATACTTAGTGGATGTTCACGGATATCCGAATGTTTATTCAGAAAAAATATTAGATGAAAGAAGTAATCGTTCTGCAAAAAAGATAGGTTTTCACACGACCATAAAGTCGAAACCGTTAATCATTGATTTCTTAAAAGAGTTGATTCGGGAGCGTGAAATTAATCTATATTCCACGATTCTAATCGATGAATTGCAGACATTTGTCAATGTTAGTTCCGGTAAGATGCAGGCACAGCACGGGTGTCATGATGACTGCGTTATGGCCCTTGCAATAGCGGCCTTCGGGTGTAAGATGTACCCCTACATGACACCGACTCCCCGGTCTTATTCCTTCGGTCAACCTGCCATTAATTTATTTCATCCCGCACGAATCTAATCGATTTTAGTTGCGTACGCTTCATATTATGATCTCATCTTAGATGAGGTTATTTACCTGACCACCTAACCTCATTTAGCGGCTTCGGTACTGCCTTCGCCCTTGTTCCCGGAGCCGCACCACAAATTTAAAGATAAGGAAGCGATGTACGGCAAAAAACCTATGAAAAAAAACGGTAAAAAGAAAAAGAAGTGATCACGAAAGTAAGCGGGTCT